TTGTGCTTCAGAAATAACAATATTCTGAGGTTTTTCAGAAAAAGACTTTTTGCCTGTGGATTTTATTTCCATAGTTTCATTTAAAGTTTTCTTTTTAAATTCCATAATTTTATTTTTAGTTAAACGTTTAATAAAAGGCTAACGGGGACCACTATTTTGGTAGTCCCCATATTATAAATATATGAGTTATTAAATATCCTCAAAAGACGCACCTGTTGGAGTAATCAAGAATTCAATATCGATGAATTCAAGAGCTCTTGTTGGTTTTAGATAAATCTTACCAGTTAAGGTATTTGAATCTAAATCTTCAGGTGTGTTAGATACTGTTACTCTAAAGTCAATTAAACCACGGTCTCTTCTGATACCATCTAAGATTGGGTTAACTGAATCCAAGAATTCTTGTCTTACCTGTTCGTCATTTTGTTCGAACAATAATCTTACCGCCACCGCTGAGATTAACTTACGTGCCTGTAACAACAATCTTCTAACGTTGATTCTGTCAAGTGCAGATTCTCTAACTTGAGTAGTTTTGTTACCCCAAATTACTGTTCCCACATCTGAGAATGTTGCAATTGGGTTCAATCTACCTTTATATAGAGTGTCTCTGTCTTCTTGAGTCAACTTCTTACGTGCTTTAATTGAGTTCACCAAACCACGAGTATAACCCGCTGATGCGAACCAAGGGAATGCGATATTATCAGTCAACGCCAAGTTTCTTACAACCTCTGCAGTTGCAGGGATGTAAATTTGTGTGTTGTTAACTGTATCTCTCGTCAATACCCATGGGTAGTAAGTTGCAGTGTAGTTAGAATCAATTCCTGTTGCTTCTAAATTGTCTACCGCTTCTTCAGGGTAAATAAAGTCAGTATCAAAACTACCTAATGTATTTGTAAACATTTGATAATCAGGTGTTGTACAGATATAGATTGAATCTGCTCTGTCTGTTTCAACCATATCAATTGCTTCTTCAACAAGATTTGAGTTGTTTACATAATCAATACCTGGTGTTGTAAATATGTTAATGTTTACCGCTTCAGGGTTAGCAAATGTTTGTTGTGCCCATAAGTAAGCGTAGTAGTCAGTGTTACCCCAAGTTTCTTGGTTAGGTCCCGTAATTTGTTTGAAAGCTCCCCATCCTGTTGCATTTGGATAACTGATTGAAGCCGCAGCTCCTGCTCTGTAACCCGCAGCACCTAATTGGTATCTATCACCGTTTGTTCTGTACTCACGATAAATGTCCCATCCATCAAAACCACCTGACGGTGCGATTGTGAATTTACGAGCATTTAATCTAAAGTATGGGTTAGTTTCTAACTGAGGTTCACTTCTAAATTCTGCATCACCAACTTCAAAAGCAGTTTCACCTGAAGTCGTATAAGTTGCAGGAATTGTAACAATAGTTGCTCCTGAGTCCATATGGAATCCTTTTGTAAGGTATGCCCATGGTTGAGATGAGGTATCTGTTGCCAAGTTTGTTGGGTTTTGTTTTCCTTTATATTGGAAGAAGTCAGAATCGATACCTACAGTGTTAGAAACACCTAAGTATACTTTTCTTACTTTATCACCCGCAGCTCTTGTTTCGTTGTCAGCTCCTGATGCCGCTCCGAATGGTGGGTTATAGATAACTTCACCCGGAGTATAATACTTAGTTTTATACTCTAAGAATGGTGACTTAACACCTGAGTATTGTCTTGTTTGGTATCCACGGAAACCGCAAGGAAGTGCATCTGTTGGTGCATCTTCGTTGATTTCCAACATAATGTATTTAGATTTTAATTCAAATTCACCGTTAGATGTACCGACCTTTTTAGCAACAAAACTATTAAGGTTAGGGTCCATAGTACAGTTTGTGAATTTCTCCAATACTACAGGGTTAGCATCCGTGTCAAAATAGTCACGAACAAGAATATCAAATGTTCCGTTATTAAATGAGATATTTGCGATTGAAATTTTCACTTCTCTGTTTGCTGAGTTACCATCAGAAATTGTGATAAACTTAAATAGGTCATAAACTTGACTACCTCTTAACTCTGAAACAACGTATGGTGTCTCAGGTGTTTGGTAACGGTCTAAATACCAACCAATACCAGTATTGTTTGTGTCTGTTCTTGCACCTTCTAACGCCAATAAATCACAATCCAAACCTCTAATCATTCCTTTTCTATATCCAACATTTAACATTGTATAATATTCTTCTTCTAAAAATAAAGGTACCTCTGTTCTTGGTTTTGCAAAGTTTGACTTACCAAATACTTTTGATACGTAATTTGAATTTGAAATATTAAATGAAGTTTTAAATTCAAAATTATCACCACCCGCAGTTAAACCTGATATTCCAAATGTCGCAAATGGATTTTTAGTCACAGCTGAATATGAACCTGAACAATCCATAACAACATCAGTCAATCCTGAAACTTCATATACTGGACCATCGTCAGACGAATATGTTGCAATACCTCTTGAACGTAATGTTGCGACTACTAAGTTGTGGTATTGGTCGATTGGACTACCTGAATATGAAGTAACATAAAATTCAGCAGTACCACTATACTCATTACCTGTTGTATTGGTTAGTGAATTAACACCTGCACCAAAACCATAACCCGTATAAACATCAGCACTTTCACTAAATAAAGCGTAGTACCAAGGGTCGTTGGTTGAATCAGTTAATGTATTCGCAGTAAACTGAATTGCATTTACCTCAAGAATATTTGAATCTGATGAATAATTAGGTGTCGCGTTTACTACGTCAGTATAAGTTGCACCTGAAACTGAACCCCAAAAATATGATGTCTCACCTGATGCAGTTGGGTCTACAATTTCACCGTAAAATGCAGTTTCCATATCAGTTAATAATGATGACTCACCACCTGTATAAGTAGTGTAAGGGTCAGATATAATATTTTGTATTGCTGCAGGTAATGCAGAATAATCAGTAATTTCGATTGAACTACTTGTTCCTGACACACCTGAGAATTCAACAGTAAATGGTCCTGATACTGCAGTTGCTGTAATACCTGAACTATCTACGTTTCCTACCGTTTTTATTGACCATGATGGTCCCGCGTCATAACCAGATAAACCTAACACTCTTGTTACGAACAACTGATTTGACTGTTGTAAGTATGCCTTAGCAATGTAGGCTGCCTCGTATTTAGGAATCTGTGTGTTGACAAATTTTGTTGGATTTGTACCACCGAAGTAAGTTGTATACTCATCAAAGTTTGTGATGAAAATCGGCTCAAATGCTGGACCCGATAAAGCTTCACCGACAATACCTAATGTAGTTACACCCACACTCTGTGCTACAAAACTTAAATCTCTTTCAGATGTATATACACCTGGAGAAACGAATACTTTGTTTGATGTCGCCATGTTTTAAATAATTTCTAAAAGTTTTATTTATTAGATAAATATTGTGAAAAACACCAAAAAACTTTTAGTTTAAGAACATATTTATATTTAGTAGGAAAATATTCTACCTTTTTTCTACCTTTTAAAAAATCACCTATGAGTAAAATCAAAAACATAAAAATTTCACCTGAATCTCACGAGATGTTAAAAAAACACTGTGAAAAACACGGGTTAAAGATTTATAAGTTTTTGGAAAAACTGATTGAGGATAATTGTAAAGAAGTAACTGATATCTACGGAGAGTAATTATTGTAACCTTAATTTGGTCTTAAGTGTTGAAACTTTTGTATTGTCATTTCTAACAATATCTATTCTAATGTTGTCGTTGGTGTTAATCTTAACGAGACTAACATCGTCACCAATATAGTCATCATTTATGTAAACAGAATAACTATCAATATTGTCTGTTTCTTTGATTGTCATATCCACCATATATCTATACACCTCACTTAAAGAATCGGTACCCACAGGGTAAACAACATCCAAATCAAAATTAGATGGGTTTGATGGTTCCTTCTTTGCTCTTCTTTTTCTATTAAAAGTACTAACCTCCAATAAAGTGGTAGCTCTTGAAATTGCTGGTGACACTTCAAATTCTTCTTCATCCATTAAAAACCCTAACATTGTGAATTCATAGTTTTGGATGTAGTATTTTCTCTTTTCAATATCGGCAACTGATTCATCAGTAATACCGTTCATAATAATAGGAATGTAGTGACCCTTTACAAAAGTATATGCCTGACGAGATGAGAATTTTTGCAAGACATTTTTATTGAACTCGTTTAAGTGTCTCATCTTATTACAGAATATCTTTACATTAAATGTGATATCAACAGGGACTGGTTGAGGTATTTTGTATATATCCATACCTTTTCTTTGTCCGTCCCATGTCGGAACTTTGGCGTAATAAAATTGTTTTCTGTTTGGTATGGTATATTGAAGTGATGGGTTTGAACCATATGGTACTTCAGGTTTTCTAACTGTGGCAATAAATGGTGGTTTTATATTCTTATCCAAATCCTGAAAGTTCCAAGTTTCTGTAAACTGAGCCCAATTCTGAGTTGTAATAATAATATCAACGGGATTAATCTTTTTACCGTCAACAACAGTTTCCAATTCGTTTTTAACAAAATCTAACATACCACGGTCCAAATCTGCATGAAGAATAGATTTTGGCAAATAGGTACCGTCCTCTTGAATAAAATCCAATAATTCTTCTCTTCGTTTTAGAAGGATTTTTTCAGGAGTTAAGGGTAAGTGCTTTTTTATTTTCTTTGGTAATCCCATAACTAATCATTAAATACCTTTAAATTCTCCGTCATTTACAGGTGCTGCAATAATACTTCTGTAAAAAGGTTTGTACCCACCGTATGTATGTTTATTGTCACTAACAACACGACCATCATTAACAACAGAATAATATCTTACTCTTTTCTCTGTTTCATAATAACCAAGATAATCACCATATTCAATCTCAATATTTAACTCATCCAATGCAGATTGATAAACACCAACTCTTAAATTACCAGGTTCCATCTGAGTCATACGTGAATTTCCATAATCTTGATTTTCAGGTTGTTCAATAGTTACATAACCCCTAAACTCAACAGGAGGTAAGAATTTAATTCCGTCTTCAGCCGTCTCACCATATACATCATCGGTTTTTGTTTTTTGACGGTCAATACGATAAAGAACCAA